TATCTCACTAGCGCCTACAACAAGGGGAGCGGTTAGTAATTCTACGGTGCCGTTAGCCCCGACTGCTGCGGTTTTAAACAGGCTAAACACAGACGTTCCGTTGGTCAGGGTAACCGTTATTGTGTCTGCGTTGCCCGTATCTTCTGACACTATGATAGACTTTATTATGCCTGTTGTTAGTGCAGCGCAGGTGTACAACGTGGTCACGTTAGTGGTCGTGAGGTCTTTTTTAGCGTTTACATATATATTTCCCATTAGCCCATAAACCACCCTATAGCTTCAGATTGTTTCGCTAAAGAATTGTTTCGCAACGCGCTGTCTACCTGATTAAAATACAATCGCAGAACTTTGTTAGCTTCTTCAAACTGAAACGGTTCGTATTCTTTAGGTGGGTATGGCAGCGCTGGCGCACGAAACCCTATGATATGATCGTTATTAGCCATTACCGTCTCCCATCAGGGCGCATGTCAAGTCTAGGCGAACCTAGCTGCCATTGTACGCCTACAGTGGAGGACTCTATTTTCATAGACATTTGCCTACCTCTTACGCGAGTGTGTATTTGACTTGTGTATACATCAACAGGAGAACTAGCAGTGCGTATCACCGTCCCTGTGTTTACACCACTTTCAGAAACAGGTGAGTTAAACCCCGACCCCGAAGAGTTTAAAGGTTGTAATGTCATGTTTATAGTCGGGCTGTTGCCTGTAGACCCCTCAAAAGACACATCTGGTATCATCCTAGACACAAGCGCAAACTGGTGGCCGTCTTCAAGATCAAACTCCGCAGAGGTTATAAACGCAGTTATAGCAGCGGGTGTGGCTGTCTCGTTGTCGTCAATACCCTTTTCATGTTCCACGACCACGCCGTTGTATGTAGTTGCGAGTGGGAAAGCCCGAAGTCCTGAGTCCAACCAAGCAGATCGTGCCATAGACCCATAATACCATATGTTATCGACATAGTTGTAAACTACGTAGCTGTCCGCAGTATCCACACCCGCAGAACAATAGAACCACCACACTTCGTTAAATGCCTCGTTGTTGCCCGAAAACACTTGGTCAAACTGTTCTGGGTTAAAATCGCTAAACACGTATTTACGTAAATCACAGGGTAATGGCTGCGTACGTCCATCGTATTTATAAAACTTATCTTTGCCCATCCAGTAAGCAACACCGTTAGCGTATGCCACCGCGTTTTGAGAGGCTATAGACGACTGCTCACCGACTAACGTAGCGGCCCACACTCCAGATTCTGCACCTACATACTGCAGGGAATACAGGGACGAGTCAGTCCACACCAAAACTTCCTGTCGCGCCTGAGAAGCGGCTACAATTTCTGTGCCTCGGGACAGTCGCAAACTACCCGCTTGGTTCGTTGCATCTGGAGTCCAATTTTCAGCGTTTTCTTGGTCGGACCAGCGAATTAACATAGGGTCTCGAGCGGCTGAACCCAACGGATTAGCGCCGAAACAAAACACAAAACGGTTAATATCCGACACGAGAATAAGGTTTTGTATTACAGGTACGTTTGACCCCGATAACTCTACTGCTCTAGTACGCAAGTCATCTGTAGCCGCCCAGTAGTATATACGACCGCCACGAGGCCCGAATATTAAGTCTTCGCCAAAGTTTTGCTGGGACCATATACGCAATACTTCTTGGCTAGTCACACCAGCCCCAAACAAACCTGCGCCCCAACCCCCTGCGCCCCAATCTGATACCTCTGAAGCTGTAGCTACGCCGACGTTAAGTTGGTACGCCCCCACGGTTGAACTGCCCCCATTGCCCGTATCAGCCGATGTAGACGCCACATTGCTAAACGCGATTGTGGTATTGCTAAAACTTCTTGCTAATACCGTGTATTTATTGCTGCCTTCAAGAGTCAGTATTTCGTACTCTAAGTTTAATACAGCAGCGGTAAAGTTACCGCCCATGGGTGCGGCATCAGTGAAAGTTACAAAATCGCCAGCCGTAGCTCCGTTATTAGCGTCACTAACTAGGATAGTAAAACAAGTTACACCTGCGCTATTGCTATGTGTAGCCGCTGTAGTGTTAGTAGCCACGTCATTGACGAGTTTAGCCGCTCCGCGAGAGCAGCCTGTTAAGGTGTTATCAGTAATGCCTGTGTAAGATATAACTTCGCTATCAATCAAGATCAGTCCTACCAAAGGAAACCCTGTGGCGTCTGTGATTGGGATAGTAGTTGCGGTCGTAGAAGTAATCGCTGCACTTAACGTAGTAACAGATGCACTAAACGTAACCTCACCTGCACTGGTTGTACTTCTAAGCGGAGTTATGTCGTTAAATGTACCACCGTTCTCGATGTAAAATTTTATATTAGTGCCCACGCCGATAAGGTTCTGCCCCCCTAGCGTAATCCAGTTCCAGAGAGACCGTGCAACACCTAGAAACTTTACAGTGTTTAGTCGTGTCCAGCCGCCAATCTTTTCAGGGGTGCCCTGCCTAAAACGGACGTTATTGCACTCGTACCAACCACCTTCGCTGGTGTATCTAGTATTCTCGCGGTTAACACCGGCTTTTAACAGGATTTTTTTAAGGGGCATGTTACACCATCAGTTCAAAATGTGGGCCGTCTATGAATGGTCTGCGACCTTGAGTTCTACGTTCGTCAATGTAGCTGTTCATGGCATCTTCCATAGTCCCACCGTGAAACTGTGCTATATTTGAAATTGTCCAAGCCGCGCCCCACCTGATGGGAACGTCCACTTCTCTTGCAGCGTCGGCCATCGCATCTGCAATATCGTCATACAGATTGAGTTCCCACGAAGCTCTTGATCCAATATACGCCATTAGGTCAACGGCATACCCTTGAAGGTGCTTAGACTTCATCGTTTGGCTTGCGCCCTTAGCAACAAGGTCTTGCTGCTCTTCTAGTGTTCTCATTCCGCATATAACGCCGAAGTCGATCTTTGTTTTGTGGATGGCTGATTTAACAACTGCAACAAGTCGTGGGTCTAAACCCTCTAGCTTGGCTTCGCTCCGTGAACTTAGTTTAAAAGTCATTTTTGTATCCTTACGCTTAAACAAACAACAGTCATGTTAGTGTGTGTGACTAGAATTTCTGCCCTTTGCCTATACTGTTCACATACCGTCTTACTATCAAAGCTGTCTAATTGATAGTATTCTAATGGCATCCCCGTAATCAACTGTATCCACACCAATACCCACACTATTTACTTACCTTTTTCACCTTCTCAAAACTTCGCATTCCAGCCAAACCAAGCATTCCTGTTAGAATTGGCATCATCACAGACATCTCAGCTTGTGGGATTATAAACCCAAATCCAGCGCAAATTGGAGAGATAAGGAAGTTGACCATCAACCCCAGAACACAAACGTAACCACAGAGAGGACGCCAAGACGCCTGAAACCAATTTCCAGCGGCTTCAGTTTTGTTGACCTCTATCTGCGCTAACATCGCCTCCTGCGCGTGTCTGTCGGCCATTGTACTAAGGGTATGGGCCAACTCCGCAGCTTTGTCTTTGTCCTGTATAAATTTTCCAGCAAGCTCAGTTGCTGGGCCTATTAAGGCGCTAAGTATACTCATTTTGCTACACTCCTGTCTTCATAGCTTATGGAAGTCTTTTTATCTGCTTTGGCTGAATAGGCATTGAAGCCCATGAACGCCGCCACGACTCCACTCGCCGCGATCACATATACACTAGCAATGTCTGTAATTAATGAAGCTGCTTTATCAAAACCCAAGACAGACGCCAGAAGGATAATTAATGGATACAGCAGCATCCCAGCGAGTGCGAAGCCTGTGAAGCGCCGTTCAGCATTTCTCTTTAAATCTTCATCATCCAATCGACGGCGTCGATCCTCTAACTCCAAAAGCGCCCATTCATTTCGCTCAATAGCTCCACTTCCGTTTGTATCTGCCTTTTCAAATTCTGTCATTTTCGGCTCTCCATTTTGCGTAGCCTCGCGCAATGTTTTTATTACGGGTGATTATAACAACTTTTTCGTATTTGTCATATACAACATAATAACCCTTCTTGTTCCGATATAACCTCAAAGCAATGCACCATTATCGTACTACCAGTTACCACTTCTCCATGTGTCGGCCTATAAAGAAAAGGACCGCGCCAATCCCACCAATAGCAAGCAACCCAGAGAAAGCGTACATAATAGCTTCCATAAACTCTTCGCGCTCTTTTTGTTTTTGTTTTTGTGCAGCCTTACGGGCTTTTCTCGCTTCGGCTTGGTACAATTGCCACTTGTCCCAAGTGCCGGGAGGACCGTACAATCTGCACCAAGACTCCAATTCGCGCCGCTGTTCTTTAATTTTTTCAAGGGCTTGGAACTCTTCCCAGTCGCCTTCCGCGCCGCCTGTAATAGCTGTAATCGGGTTTTTCTTCTTGCGGTCAACGGCGTCTTTAAGGTCGGCTTCGGCGGAAAGAAACTTGCCGACATGGCTAACCATATCATTAACTTCACGCCCATTCTCAAGGCATTTCTTGATAACACCGTAGGCTGCATTCGCCGCCATTATAGTTTCGATGACGGCCATGAAACTTATTTCTCCATAAGTCGGTCAATCTTTTCCTCAATACGGTCAAACTTATTCATAATTTGCGTCAAGACGGCAGAGCTATCGCTCTTGGACACAACTTCTTTGGCCATCACTTCGCGGGTTCTGTTCAACAAAATGGTCACGCGCCCTAGTTCGTCACGCTGTGACTTAGCCCACCATATCCTTAACTTCACGCCCGTTCTCAAGACATTTCTTTATAACGCCGTAGGCTGCATTCGCCGCCATTATGGTTTCGATGACGGCCATGAAACTTATTTCTCCATAAGTCGGTCTATCTTTTCCTC